GTTCTGACACGCCGGCGTTTGATCCTGGCGAAGATTGAAACCACCTACGCCACTGACTCCAGCCCGACCGGCTCGAGCAATGCCATCTTGGTGCGCAACCTTGAGATCCAGCCGCTGGTTGCTGAGACCGTAAATCGTGATCTGGTTCGCCCTTATATGGGACAAGCCGATCAACTGCTGGCTCAGACTCGCGTCGAGGTGAGCTTCGAGGTAGAGCTGGCAGGCTCTGGCACCGCTGGCACCGCTCCGGCCTATGGTCCGGTGCTGCGTAGCTGCGGTTTGTCTGAGACGCTGGTGACCAGCACCAGCGCCACCTATGCGCCCGAGAGCATCGGCTTCGAGAGCTGCACCATCCACTATCACGAGGATGGCATCCGCCACAAACTGACCGGTTGCCGCGGCACCTTCGAGATCAACGGCGAAGTGGGTCAGATTCCCGTGATCAGCTTCACCATGACGGGCATCTACAACGCCCCGACTGATGAGACGCTGCCCACCCCGACCTACGCCAACCAGGCCACCCCGCTGATCTTCAAGCAGGGCAACACCACCAACTTCAGCGCCTTCTCCTACAGCGGTTGCCTGCAGAGCTACAACTTCAGCATGGCCAACGATGTGATCTATCGCGAGCTAGTCGGCTGCTCGAAGGAGATCATGATCACCAACCGGGCGCCCAGCGGCACCATCGTGATCGAAGCCCCGACCATCACGGCCAAGGACTTCTTCACGATCGCTACCGGCAGCAGCACCGGCAGCATCACCTTCCAACACGGCACCACCGGCGGCAACATTGCCACGGTGACCACTGCTCAGTCCGACCTGGGCAACCTGACCTATTCGGATCAGGATGGCGTGCAGATGCTGAACATGCCGTTTATTGCGGTTCCGACCAGTTCAGGCAATGATGAGTTCAGTCTCGCCTTCACCTGACCTTGGCGTTTGTTCTTAAGCAGTCGGACACCTACTCGTGGCCGGTCGCCTTCGATCTTCCTGTCGATGGTGGCCGCCATGAGCGTCAGACCTTCGACGGGGAGTTCAAGCGCCTCCCACAGAGCCGCATCAGGGAGATCGGCCAGCAAATTGAGGCTGGCGAAATTATCGACGGCGCGATCGCTGCGGAGGTACTGGTCGGCTGGTCTGGTGTGACCGATGGCGATGGCAAGGATGTGCCCTTCAGCCAGAAGGCGCTGGATCAAATGCTGGACATTCCGCTGCTGGCGACGGCTGTGGTGATGGCCTACTTCGAGAGCCTGCAGGGAGCTAAGCGAAAAAACTGATCGAGGCCGCTGAGCATTGGGCAGGCGGTGGCGTTGTGGACGAAACCGCCGACGATGCCGCGGCCTTTGGTTTCGATCTGCCGGATCTGCCGCCGCCACCGGATGAAGATTTCGGAATCCTGCCCGAGAACTGGCCGGCGGTGCAAATGTTTCTCCGTGTGCAGACGCAGTGGCGCACCACGATGAGTGGCGTGATCGGATTGGACTATGCAGCGGTGCGTTGGCTGTTTAAGCTGTACGACGTAGAGGAACCGCGCGCGCTGTTGGAGGACCTGCAAATCATGGAGGCCGCAGCGATGACCGTGATCAATAAGCAGGGGGCATAACCATGGCCATGAACATGGAGGCAATGCTCAAGATTCGAGCAAATGTCCTCGGAGAGAACAATATCCGGCGCCTTGGCAACTCCATGCAGGGAGTCCAAGGACAGGTTAAAAATCTTGCAATGTCATTCGAAGGCTTGCGCGCAGCCGTTGGCGGGGTCGCCGGCCTGATCGGCGGTGGCTTGATTATTAACAAAATATTTGGTGATGCAGCGACATTGGAGAGTCAAGCTCGCAGCCTGCAGGTTCTAACCGGCAGCGCGACTCAGGCATCTCAAATCATTCGAGAACTGCAAAGTTATGGAGCATTAACTCCGTTTGAGTCGACTGAGCTGATCGAGACGGCAAAACGCCTAAATGCCTTTGGAGTTGAATCGAGTCGAGTTGTTGATGTTGTAAAAACGCTCGGCGACGTAGCTGGCGCAACCGGAGCCAACTTAGGTGAACTTGCGACGGCCTACGGTCAAGTGGTGGCTAAGGGACGGCTACAGGGCGAGGAGCTGCTGCAATTCCAAGAGCGTGGCGTTGCGCTCTCGGCTGAGTTGCAGAAAATGTATAAGCTGCAAGGCCAAGAATTTACCAAGGCACTCGAAGGCGGAAGAATCAGCGCCCAGGCTGTTGAGGTTGCAATTCAGCGCCTTACCGCGGCCGGCGGCAAATATGCTGATGGTGCTATCGCTCAAAGCGATACGCTAAACGGTAAATTCAGCACACTCAAAGATAACATTACAGGTCTCTCGCAAACAATCGGAACTGTTCTGGGTCCCGCTGTTAAAGCAATTCTAGATTTAGCAATCAATGTAATTGATACAATCAACAAGGCCATCAAGCTGGCCATTAGTGGTCCTCAGCAGGCAGAGGCAACAGCATCTATCCGCGCTGGTCAGTTGCCATTTGGCGGAGCTGCAGCTGTTGATCGCATCATTGGTGAGCAACGTCGGCGAGCACTTCAAAAGCAGGCGGGCGGCGCTTTTTTAGGTCTTGGTTTTAATGAGCAGAACTTTATCAAACTGCTACAGCAGCAGCCTGAATTTTCTGCCCGCGGACAACGGCGCGCCACATTGCCAGCTACTCCTCCGCTGCTGCCTGGTCGCGCGTCGGGCAGTGATGCTGCCAACAAGGAAAAAGCAGCACAAAAACGTGCTGAGGCTGAGCGTAAGCGAATCGCGGAAGGCATAGCATCTTCGCGTGAATCACTAACGCAATCGAGGGCGGAACTGGCGATTCTTCGCGAAACCGATCCTCTCAAAAAAATCCAACTTGAATACGCCGAAAGGCGTCGTGCAGTAATTGCCGCTGCTAACAAAGAATTGAGCCAGCAGCTACCGATTGAACAGCAGGCCAATATCCAGCGCAAACGCAATGTTGATATTGATAGGCTCAAGATTGAAAAAACCAACGCACTCATCGAAAAATTCAAGGAACTGAAGGGCGCTGGTTTTGAAGCTGCCATGGGCAGCGACCTGTTTTATGTATCAGTTCAGAAAACCACTTCAGCGATGGAGGACTTCCGCGCTGGCATCGGTTCTTACATTGAAAGCATCGGGACATTGGGCGCCAACCTGAGCAATGTCACTCAGACCGCCTTCAAAGGTCTCGAGGATGCCATTGTTTCGCTGACGACCACCGGCACCTTCAATTTCCAGCAGTTTGCGCTCTCAATCATTGAGGACATTACGCGCATGATCACGCGCCTCTACATCATTGCCCCGATTTTGCAATCTCTTAAGAATCTTGGCGGTGGCGCTGGTGGTGGGTTGCTTGATGTGGCCAGCTCGCTCAGCAAGACGATCGGCTTTGGCGTAAATGCTATGGGCAATGTGTATGCCCAAAACGGCATCCAGAAGTTCGCGCGTGGTGGCATTGTCGACAAGCCGACGATGTTCCCCTTTGCTAAGGGCATCGGCCTGATGGGTGAGGCCGGACCTGAGGCGATCATGCCACTGCGCCGTGGCCGTGATGGACGGCTTGGTGTTTCAGGCGGCGGTGGACCTGTGACTGTGAATGTCAGCGTTGACGCCACTGGTTCAAGCGTGCAAGGCAATGGATCTGATGCCAATGCATTGGGGCGCGCTGTTGCCAGTGCGGTGCAGGCAGAATTGATTAAGCAGAAACGACCCGGAGGACTGTTGCGCTAATGGCTACCTTTACCTATACGCCGAGCTTTGTTGCATCTGAACAAAGCGCACCAAATGTCAGGACTGTTCAGTTTGGCGATGGCTACAGCCAGTTCTTGAGGTTTGGCTTGAATACGAACCCTAAGACTTGGCAGCTCACGTTTGAAAATCGCACTGATACGGAGCGCGAGAATATCGTCGCGTTCTTGGACGCAGCCGGTGGTTGGGACATATTCGACTGGACTTCACCTCGCGGAATAGCTGGCAAGTACGTTTGCCAAGATTGGTCTGTGGATATGTTGAGCTGCAACAACAACACGATTCGCGCCACCTTCCGCCAGGTCTATGAGCCATGAGCAGCATTGTCAGCGGCCTTCAGGATCTCAGCCCCACATCCATCATCGACCTGTACGAGCTGGAGCTGTTCGCAGCTTTGCATGGCGCCAACGAGACCTACCGCTTTCACGCTGGCCTAACGCTCAAAACCCCAAACACTGGCGTCACTTGGAACAGCAACCAGTACACCCGCTATCCCATAGAGGTTGAAGGCTTCGAGTACCGAGGCGACGGTCAACTGCCCAGGCCGAAGATCCGCGTCTCCAACCTGTTCAGCCTGCTATCGCTGGTGATGATCGAGATCAATGCTGACAACCCCGGCAACGATCTCTGTGGAGCCAAGGTCACCCGCATCCGCACGCTGGCACGGTATTTAGATGCCGTTAATTTTCCCGGTAACGTCAAT